CCGACAGCTCTGCAAATAATGGACCGGCTGCTGTACCAGCTGCACCTAAACCCTTAATGAGAACATTCAGATCCTTAAGCCACTCTGTATGATCCCAGTGCATCAATGCTCGCACTGCTAACTCAGAATGCGATTTCGCTACTATCATGAACCACATCAACCATCCTGTGGCTTGATCGTTGTACATACCCTTAGTAACATGTGAAACTTCAACCCATTGAGCATACTGCTTGGGGTAAGCACGTTTTGCATCACGTGCGACATCACGAAAAAAGAAATTAACCTTATTGTGTGCCCCAGGGTGAGTTTTAATAGGATAACCCAACCTATCATCGACTCCGAATACATATGGGTTTGCACCACCCTGAACCAAACGTTCAGTAGCTACACCTTCATCCAACATGCCACTACCAACACACGATAGCAACCACTCTGCCGCACGGATGCTCTGTATTGGTGCGACATATGAACACCACGCCACATAGAATGCTGCCGCGCCTTCATTCTCTACTTCGAACCGGTTTAACTCTGAAGCAACCGATTCATAACTTCTTTCCACACCTTCCAGCCACCCCCTCTGAACACTACAACCACGCACGCCAATCCCAGCTCTAGCATACGCAGTCACTGCATTGATCATTCACCAACCTCCCCAGGGTGTGCAATACCGGCATCTTCATCGACGCCTTGGTCTGCACCACCCTGTTGTGGAGGTTGATTTTCAACGATTTGAACCGGCACTACACCAACATCATGCTGCCCCTGCTGGTTATGGACAGGTACTGGCTCCACAACCACTTGCTGGACTACACCGCCCGGTGGCCGCCTATCCAGTGGTTGTGGGCGTGCATCCATCCGACGTGGGTTGGCAACATGCGCACGTGCTGCGGCAACATCAGCAGCATCAACAGCAGCATCCAAGGCAACTCGCAAGATTGCTTGTTCACGTGGGCGTTCTGCGCGCACCAGCTGGGCTTCAGCGCCGCGCATGCGTGCTTCTGCTGCAACGGCACCAGCTTCTGCACGTTCAGCATTCTGCTCAGCACGTACTGCATCGGCATGAGGTGCCCAACGTTCAGCACGCCTATCAAGTGCTTCTGGCATAACATATGGTACTGGGATAGCAGGTGCACCAGGTGCAGCACGCGCTGGTCCACGGCGGACCTCCAAACCCATGGCAGCTAGTGCAGCAATCTCATTTGCCACAACTGCTTCGCGTGCTGCACGCAATCGATCACCACCCGGGTTG